CCGCCATAGCAGACACGCCCTTCAAGGCTATCCGCGTTGACTGGAAACGAGCAGGCATCCCATTTCGCCATCGGCATCCAGCGGATGGCTTGTTTTACCCACTGATTTAAACGAAGCTGCCGGAAACTGTTCTCCTCGGTGGGGTTCTGCTTCGCCGATTCGCATGCGGCCTTTACCTTGTCAATACCCACCGTAATGCCAAGCGACGGATTCGCTTTTTTCCACACCTTTGGGTCAGTCCAGTCTTCGTCTTCCTTCGCACCGAAAATCACAGGGTAGAAGGTAGGGTCGTGTTTACGGCCCTCAAGGATGTCCAGCGCTTTCTGGTGCGTCTCATAGCAGATGCTGTTTGTGTCAGTTCCGGCCGTAGTGATAAGGAAGTAAAGCGGCTGTGTACGCGCATCGCCGGAGCCTTTGGTCATGACGTCAAACAGCTTCCGGTTCGGCTGTGTATGCAGTTCGTCAAACACCACACCGTGGATGTTAAAGCCGTGTTTCGAATATGCCTCAGCCGACAACACCTGATAGAAGCTGTTGGTCGGCAAGTACACCAACCGTTTCGTGGAAGCCAGCAGTTTGACACGCCGGGATAGGGCAGGGCACATCCGAACCATGTCCGCCGCAACCTCAAATACGATGGATGCTTGCTGCCTGTCTGCTGCGCAGCCGTACACCTCGGCACGTTCTTCGTTATCGCCGCAGGTGAGCAGAAGTGCTATGGCAGCGGCAAGCTCAGACTTACCCATTTTCTTGGGTATCTCCACATAAGCGGTATTGAACTGGCGGTATCCGTTGGGTTTGATAACGCCGAAAACATCCCGGACAATCTGTTCCTGCCAGTCGATAAGTTCAAAGGGCTTACCGGCCCAGGAGCCTTTGGTGTGGGAGAGGGCCTCGATAAAGGAAACGGCATAATCGGCGGCGGTTTTGTTGTAAACAGAATCTGGTGCCACAAACGCGGTTGGTTTGTACTTCTTCAGTTTGCGAATGAAGACCGCCTCCTCCTTTTGATGAAATAGGCATAAGAAAAGAGCCTTCGTTTGAAAGCCCTTTACTTCTGTCCATTTGCATTTGTATATGTCTATGGCGTTTCCTCAGTTTCGCCTGTCAGAATAAAATGAGCATACGCCTTACGGTTGTTCTCGATGTAATCGGTAAGTTCATAATATCCGTTCTCAAACGCGAGCCGCTGGACAGTAACCGTATCAAACATGTTCGTCGCTCCGCTTGCCCGGATAGAGAGGATTTGCTGTTTCACTATCTCGGTCATGGCAGCACCTCGGATTCCAGGATTCTAACGCCATCCTCACCGTAGACCACGCCAAGCGTGGAGCCGCAATCCCAACTACAGAAGATGGTGCCCGTGTCGTCCACAAAATCCACAGTTCCCCGGTCGCCGGGTTTTAGCTTCGAATACGGGTCGTTCATTCTGACCAATTCCACGCGGCACCCGTGTGGGTACTGTTTTCGGAGACGTTCAACGGTTTCTTTGGCGGGGAATTTATTCATCTCCGGATACCTCCGTTTTGGTTGTCTTGCCGCCGTTCTTGAACGCGCTGTTTCCCGAAAGATTTCTCAACAGAATTTTTCTCGCGCTCTTGTATTCGTCGCCCAAAAACCCAAGTCGGATAAGGAAGACCCGAAAAGCGAACTTTTCATTTTCTACATCCTTATCTTTGGCGGTAACCCTTTTCTGTTCCTTTGCCGCTGTGTACAAGGCGCTTATTAAGCGGGAGTAGGCATCGGCTTCCTCGCCGGATGCTCCAAAGGCAAACCAAGGAAACTTTAGCGTTGTTTCCGTACGCTCAATTGAAAGCGCGTAAGCACCAATAGCCTTCTTGATGAGGCCAGCCTTGCTGGCGATGAGTTTTTCAAGGTTGGCGATATTTTCTTCGGTGTAACCTTCAAGCGGCATCTCGATTGTCAGACCAGCGGACTCGTCACAGTCGGGAACGTCGCTTGTCTGCATACCGTCCTCGCCCCGGTGGTCGCGGCGCTGTTTGCCAAGTCCCAGTTCTTCCTTTTCGGTCATCTCCAAGTCTTCGAAGGAGGGTGATTCGTCCAGCTCGTTTTGCATGGCTTCGGTAAAGGGTGTGCTGTTGTCGGCGTATCGTCCGGGGTGGTGCTGGTCAATATCCGGGTACTCATCAGACTCTGAGCTCTCAAAGTCAAATCCTCGCTTTACAAGCCCGTCAATCAGATTCTCCACCAGTTCGCTGTCCGTCCTGTCGCTGAAAGAAAGTGTTCCTTCTTTGTCAACCGTAAAGTCGCCTATCAAGTAAGCGAAAGTTGGCGCGCCTTTGTACTCTATCGGCCAGTCGGCAATTTCGCTGACCGCTTTGACCATCTCTTTGCGCCTCGGGCCTGTAACATTAAATCTTATTTCCATAACCGTTACCTACCTTTCTTTTTGGTAGTAACATATATCACTCTGAAGCTGTGGAATAGCAAGTGAATTATCAGCCTTTTACAAGGTGTTATCTTCTGTCAAAGACACGATGCCCGCAAAAGCGAAACAGACGCAGGGAAGCGCGACGCCGTTGCCCCACATTTTGTATGCGGCGCTGTCTGAGTAAGGATTCCGCAGCCACTTAACAATCTGTCTGCGGGATCTGGGTTTTGCGGACGTACCCATGATTTTTCGATGCGTTTCAAAAACCTCAGCCCACCAGAGTATTTCATCACCGGTCGGTTCAGGGGACTCCAGAGCTTCGCACCACCAATCGGGGAAACCCTGCAAGCGGGCGCACTCAGTGGGCGTGAGCCTGCGGACAATGTATTCCGGCCGGTTCACAATCTGCGGGTCTTTGAAGTCCCGCGCCATCAGCGTCGCCGCCTTTTCCTCATTTACATCCGAGAAACCGCCCGTTGTCATGGAGTAGGCTACGGCGTGGTGGTCGGCGGTGTTGAGGGTGAAGGCGGTGTCTTCGTTGATACCGCTCCCTTGGGGTCCGTTCTTTTCCTCTCGCCCAATCATGGAGCCTTGGACGCAAACCGCAATGCCGCCCTGGTTACAGGAGGGATTCCCGCCGCCCTGATCGAGCGTCCGTGAAGTTCCGGCTTCATAAATCCCGCTATACGGATTTCCTGACTTCATGGCGTTGCTGTCCTTGGAGCAAATGCCGTATGCTTTTGGAACGAACACCGACTGATCGTTGACCGTTGAGAGTGTCGCCGATTTATCCTTTTGCATCAACGCCCCTTTACCGCCGCCCTCGCAGCCGGAACGTATTTTCAGCGTCAGCGGTACGTTGTTGCCGCCCGTACCCATACGGGAAGAAAGAGTCTGCACTTTGCCATCCTCGCTGATTTTGATACGGCTGTCGGCGGGATGGTTCTCCACAGCCACGGCAAGCTGGTTGTCGCCCATATCGGCACGGAGCGTACCTGACAAGCCGATGTCGGAATGGCCGCCCAAACGGGAAGCCGCCCCCGGCTCAAACACGATAGGCTGATGCCCGTGCTCCTCAGCGCGGAGCGTAGCGGTTACATTCCTGCTTACCGACATGCAGGAACCGCCCTGGTCGTTCAGCACACGGACTGGCTCTCCAAAGCAGCTTTCAGCACCTCCGGCAGTTCCTTCCCGCGCAGGGAAGCGCGGCGTAAAATCCCTTGACACGCCTTCGCGCTCAAACAAAACCTCTCCTGCGCGTTCGCTTCCAAAATCCGCGACAAGGTAGATTCTCTTGCGCCGTTGGGCGACTCCGAAATATTGCGCGTCAAAAGTTCGGTAAGCCACGCTCCATCCGTCGCCCAAGAGTACGTCTGCGTAAGGCCATCCGTTTTTGTCAGGCGAAGGCACCTCGGCTGACGGCTCGATAATTTGGACGATTGCTTCGAGGACTGCCTTGAAGTCCGCGCCCTTGTTTGAGGAGAACGCGCCCGGCACGTTTTCCCACAATATAAATCTTGGATAGCTGCCACCGGTGGCGCACCTCATTTCCTTAATAATCCGTATCGCTTCATAAAAAAGGACGGATTGCTTACCGTCCAGTCCTGTTCTCTTCCCGGCTATGGACATGTCTGTGCAGGGAGAACCGAAGGTGATGATGTCCACGGGTTCGATCTTTGCGCCGTTTATTGCCGAAATATCGCCGTAATGCTTCATTTCCGGCAGACGTTTTGTCGTGATCCGTATGGGGAACGGTTCTATTTCTGAAGCCCACACAGGTTTCACGCCGTATAAAAAAGCCCCGAGCGGGAAGCCGCCGGAGCCGTCAAAGAGCGAACCGAGGGTTAGCTGTTTATGCATAGGCAGGCACCTCCACATCCGCGAAGTGTACTTTTTTGCCGTCCCGAATGAGATACACATCCTTATCTGTTTCGACCTGCTCAATAAACCTTTTCACAATTACATCACAGTATTTTTCGTCAAGTTCAACTGTGTAACAGATACGCTCGGTCTGTTCACTGGCGATAAGGGTAGAGCCGCTGCCTCCAAAGGGGTCGAGGACGATACACCCAGTCATGGAACTGTTAACAATCGGATAGGCGATCAACGGCACCGGTTTCATCGTGGGGTGGTCGGCATTTTTTCGGGGTTTGTCGAACTCCCAGATGGTGGATTGCTTGCGGTCGGAGTACCAGGCATGTTTGCCCGTTTTTTTCCAACCGAACAGCACCGGTTCATGCTGCCATTGGTAAGGTGAGCGTCCCAATACTAGTGACTGCTTCTTCCAGATGCAGGTGCCGGATAAGTAAAACCCCGAGTCCGAAAACGCCCTGCGGAAGTTCAGCCCTTCGGTGTCTGCGTGGAACACGTAGATGCTGGCATCCCGCGCCATCGCCTTTTCGGTGAGGGTGAAAGCGTCCAACAGGAACTGATAGAACTTGGCGTCCGCCATATTGTCATTCTTGATTTTGCCCGCCGAACCTTCGTAGTTGACGTTGTAAGGCGGGTCGGTTACCACGAGATTTGCGGCCTTGCCATCCATGAGCAAATTAAATGTTTCTTCTTTGGTGCTGTCGCCGCAGACCAGCCGGTGGTTACCGAGAAGCCATAAGTCGCCCGGTTGGGTAACCGCGGGCTTTTGCAGTTCAGCGCCCACATCGAAGTCGTCGTCTTTGACATCCTCCATGCCACCCAACAGCTTATTGAGTTCCGCGTCATCAAAGCCAAGAAGTGAGATATCGAAGTCCGAACCCTGCAGGTCGGCGATCTCCACCGATAGCATTTCGGCATCCCATCCGGCGTTCAGCGCGAGACGGTTGTCAGCAAGGATGTATGCCCGTTTTTGTGCTTCGGTCAAGTGTTCGGCGAACACGCAGGGAACTTCCGTGAAGCCTTCCTCTTTAGCGGCAAGGATGCGCCCGTGCCCGGCGATGACATTCAAATCCTTATCAACGATGACAGGGTTGACAAATCCGAACTCACGAATGGACGCCCGAAGCTGGAGAATCTGCTCCTTGCTGTGGGTGCGGGCGTTACGGGCATATGGCACCAGCATGTCTATATTCACTTTTTCGAAGCGCTCAGTTGTATGCATGCTTTTCATCTTCCTTTCCGGCCCGACAGGAGGGCTTCCATGATGTCATCCTGCGGATTCCCTGTGAATGCTATGGTGCAGTTCTGTTTGACGATATCAAAAATCTCATACCAGAGCAGGTTGGCCTGCTTTTGGAACGACTGGCTCATCTGAACGAACGGACTGGTGATCGCGCCGCCCGTTGTGGGGTGCTTTCCTAAAAGCCCGTATATGCTGATGGCTTCTTCGCACTGGATGTAGCGGGTAAACGCCTGGGCGTATGCTTCAATGAGCCTGGGGTTCACGAATTTATCGCAGCATCGCTCTTTAAGCCAGCGCCAAGTTTCTTTGTATAGCTGATCCGCGCCCAACGGCTTTCCGTCCTTTTGCCTTGCACTGAGATAATCGCCCGGTGCGGGCATATCCTCTCCGCACAAATCGGAGCCGCCGTCTAAGTCACCGGTCTCCAGCATTGACGTGGATGGCAGATCAGCAGCCTCCAGTATTTTGGCCGCCTTGCCTTTCGCGATTTTATCTGTAAGAGGTTCGGGTTTATCACCCGCGCGTACCCGGCGGCCGCCTCTGTTTGTTCCGTCTTTAGCCACGCGCTTTCACCTCCTCGCAACGTGTCGGGTTAATCCCCTGTTTGAACCGTAATTTTTTTGTGCGTGACCCGCGCACCGTTCCCCGGATGATATATCACAGAGATTTTGACCGCCCCTCCGGGAGGATAGGTTAACATTTTTACTTGATCTCTTTATCTGTTGTGCCAGCGGTCTCCCGTTTCAGCGGTGATAATCGAATGGCAGCTCTTGCATAAGCTCATGAGGTTGTCCTCATCGTGTGTGCCGCCGTGTGACAGCGGTTTGATATGGTGAACTTCCTCGGCGGGCGTAGCCTTTTCATCCTTCACGCAACGCTCACACAGCGGGTGGGCCTTTATGTAACGGTCGCGGATACGTTTCCACGTCCTGCCGTAGCGTTTCTTCACAGCAGGGTCACGGCCATACCGTTCGTACTGCCTTGCTTCTCTTTTAGCGTGTTCCTCACAGAACCTGCCGTCCGTCAGATTCGGGCAGCCGGGGGAGGAGCACGGTCTTTTTGGTTTCCTTGGCATTCAGCATTCCGCCTTCAATGACCGGCGCCTTTTAATGATGGTGGCGATACCTTTATATGCGCCTTCTATGTCACCGGAAAGGGCTTGTCCTTTGAGTGTGGTGGTCTGCTGCCTGGTCAGGTAAGCCTTATTCGCACGAAGAACTTTCATGAATGTTCGTATATCAGTAAGCATAAAACCCTCTTCTAACAAGCAAAAAGCCCTCGCGGGATTTCCCGTGAAGGCTTTGCTGATTTTTTTACCAGTATAACTATATCAGATGAAGAGAGTGGCTTTCTATGGTCTATAGTGGCGAATCGCATCAACCTCATTCAATGCCTTATTATGAAGCCGGTGAATCCATCGGATGTCCAGATGCAATTCGACTGAGATTTGCTCCCACGTTTTGAAGCAAAGGTAGCGCATTTCGAGAAGTGTCTGAAGCTCCGGGCCTTCCACATACTTGATGAGGGATACAATCTCGCTCTTTAAGTCTACAAGGTCGTCGATATCGGCATTGATTTCTGATTCCAGATCCACGATCTTGGCAATAACGCCCTCCATGCGGCGGATATTGCGCGTTCCGTTGTTTGGCGTATCGGACAGGGTGGTAACGGCTTTCTCCGCAAGGTTGCGGAGAGATTGTACCTGTTCGATTTTACTGTTGATACGCAGGTCGATGCGATAGGCTTGCGAAAGGTAATCCTTCGCGGAAAGGGTCTGGTTATTCATAGGCTACCTCCGGTTAATTTGTTTCACTCGGATTGGCAGCTTTCGACTCCGTAGGTTGACGTTGATTTACAAATTCGCTTTTACCGCGCTGATTAACGCGCTCTGGGTATTGTCCTTGTCGGATAGGGCTTTCAGGATTCGCTCATCGATTGTACCTTTGGTGATGATATACTGAACCACCACAGTTTCGGACTTTTGGCCCTGACGCCAAAGGCGGGCGTTGGTCTGCTGGTAAAGCTCCAAACTCCACGTCAGTCCGAACCATATCAAGGTGGAACCGCCCGTCTGCAGGTTCAGCCCATGACCTGCGGAGGCGGGGTGGATGAGGGCGACGGGCAATTCGCCGTTGTTCCACCGATTGATACTATCGGCAGTGTCAAGACGGGAATAAGGAATATGCTTTTTACGTAACCGTTCTGTGATCCGCTCCAGATCATGCTTGAACCAGTACGCCACAAGGACGGGTTTTCCGTTCGCCGCTTCAATCAAATCTTCTAAGGCGTCCAGCTTGCGGTCGTGAATACGGACGACTGAACCATCATCGGAGTAAACAGCGCCGTTTGCCATCTGGCATAACTTTCCACTCAATGCGGCGGCATTGGCGGCAGTAACATCACCGTTCGGCAGTTGGAGAACCAGGTTGCGTTTCAGTTCGTTATACCGTTCGCGTTCAACTGCGGATAACCGAACAGCGTATTCTGAATTGACCAGTTCCGGCATCTTTAAATGGTCAGTGGACTTCATCGATATCGTAATGTCGGCAATCCGGCTGTAAATCTGTTCCTCAGCAAACGGCAGGGGCTTGTAGCTGAAGATGACCTGCCCGTTGCGTTTATCGGGGGAGAAGTAGTCGTTACGGTACTGTCCGATGAACCGTCCGAGCCGTCGGCCCATATCCAATAGCCGGAACTCAGCCCATAAATCCATCAGGCCGTTGCCTGTAGGAGTGCCGGTCAGCCCGATGATCCGCCTGACGCGGGGACGGACTTTCATCAAGGCACGGAACCGCTTTGACTGATGGCTCTTGAAAGAAGAGAGTTCATCAACCACCATTGTATCGAAGTCAAAGGGAAGTCCGCTTTCAGCTATGAGCCACTGGATATTTTCACGGTTGATGATGTAAATGTCTGCTTGTCGCAGAAGAGCGGCTTTGCGTTCTGGTTCGGTTCCGACCGCCACTGAGAACCGCAGTCCACTAAGGTGCTCCCATTTACTGAGTTCCTCAGGCCATGTATCCCGTGCCACCCGGAGCGGGGCGATAACCAATACCTTGTGTGCCTCAAAACAGTCGAACAGCAGGTCGTTTAATGCGGTCAGCGTGATAGCTGTTTTGCCAAGCCCCATGTCTAGCAGGAGGCAGGATATGGGGTTCACTTGGATAAAATCAGCAGCGTATTTTTGATAGCTATGCGGATTGTATTTCATCAAGTATCCTCCCGATTTGCTCTTCATCATCCAGGACAAATACCAGAAAGCCCAGCCGCCGCAGCATTCCATGCCTTGCTTCTTGCAGGGGGCGTGGTTTTTCCCCGCGCCGTTTCACTTCCACAAAGGCAGCCTTGCCCATTGGTAAAAGCACAAGGCGGTCGGGCATACCATCAAAGCCGGGGCTTATGAACTTTGGCGCGATGCCGCCGGTCGACTTGACTGCCTGAACCAGTTTATTCTCGATGGCTTTTTCTCTCATGTCAGATCACCTCGTCGACGGGGTCTGCAAGTTCAAAAGCGGCGTAGGCAGCCAACAGAAAATTGTCTATCGGACAGCCTTTGTACTTCCAAACGCATTGATTTTCGCACCGGACACCATAACCGTTTCCATACTGGCTTTTGTTGATATAGATTTTCTTTCCTCGATATGTTAGGCAGAGATTGCCGTTGCAGGTCTTGTGCCATCTGCGCCTGGGAAAATTCCGTTTGCGGCGAGCCCTGTTTTTCAGCCCGTTATCACGCTCTTTTGCTGCGAGAATATCGCCCTCCATGATACCGGCACAGATGCAGCCCATTTCAACGTCCTCAAAGTAACCGGGATTTCGCATGACGTGAACATACCGTACGGAAGCGCAGTCACAAAGTTCGCATGTGGTTAGCACCACATTATCAGGGGACTCGTCATCATCTGCCACATCGTACATCCGGACACAATACCAGCCTTCCAGAGGCGCTCCCCATTCTTTGAGCCGCTTGATGCATTTGGCTTTGTATTGTTCATTGTATTCTTCCATGAACATTTCCTCCGTTTAATTCTCCGGGACAACTGGGGCAACTTTTCCTATACGCGCGCAAATGCGTGTGTCAGGACACTATTTCTATTTAAATTTTTAATGTATTTGTGCTATAAAGAAAAAGTTGTCCTCTTGTCCTTATTTGGGTTGATTTAGCGGGAAAAACAGCGCTTTTTTGCGGACAACCTCTGGGACAGGGACAAGCTTGCGCGGTTGTCCATATGAGGTTGTCCGCATGGATTGTCATTGCCGCTTATACAAGCGCTGCCTGCCGTAGATGGGCTGCGTCTCCCGCTCGTCGGTTTTATGCCAGCCCTCGATGCGAAGCATGATAGAAGCTATCGCATACGAGTCGGAGGGCTTGATGTCCTCCTTGCGCTTGCCGAAACATTCGCACCATATTTCCAGATTGCTTACGCTGTCGCGTACAACGGTGCCTTTCGGCTGGGTCGGGCTGTCGGGGTCTCTGATGAATTCCTGCCTTGCATAAATGTCCATGGCAGCCCAGTTCTCCGGCAAAAGCAGGTTCAAATACGCGCTGACAAGACCTTCGCGGTCGTCCTGCTCCATTGCGTTGGCCTGCTCCGTCTGAGAATAGGTTTCGAGGCTGCTGTCGAGATAGAGTTTTTCGCCTTTACCGACGAGCACCAGTACCTCCGCCCATATTTGCTGAACATCCTCATTCGTCAGATTCCACGGTTTCAGCTTGCCGGTACCGGGAGTTCTGACCGTCCAGAAGCGGCGGTTGCCCGTAATATCGCGAAGATAACCGTTCTGCGAGTTGGTAGTGCCGAAGAAAATACACTGCCTTGGATGCGGCGTAACACGGCGGCCGAAGGAGGCGCGGTACTTGTCGTCCTGACGGGAGATGAACGCCTTGACCTTGTCGATGTCCGCTTTCTTCATACCGGCAAGCTCTCCGATTTCAAGAATCCAATAACCTTGCAGCTTTTCAGCAGCGGTCTTGTCGTTCATATCCGTAAGGGACAAGCTGTCTGAGTACCATTCACCGCCCAGTTTGGCGATAAGCGTAGACTTTCCGATACCCTGATCGCCGTTTAGCACGAGAATATTGTCGAATTTGATCCCGGGCTGCTTTACTCGCGCCACGGCTCCGCATAAAGTCTTTCGTGTGACAGCTCGGGTATAGGCGTTGTCCTCCGCGCCGAGATAATCGATGAGGATGCTTTCGGCGCGTTCATTACCGTCCCATAGCGGGAGCGAAGCAAGATGCTCGCGGATGGGATGATAGGAGCGGTCATCGACGACCTTTGCGACGGCGATCTGGTAGTTCCGCGCCGAGAAGGTGCCATAGTTGGCGTCCACATAGCAGATAAGCTGAGCGTCGTCGGCGTCCCGCCAGAACCGTGCAGGGTGCTGCCACGGCACATCGCCCTTTATCTCCATGCCGTCGGCGAGCTGGTTAAAGCAGATTGCCTTTAGCTTATCGTCGTTCTCCATGATGAGCGTAATGTTGTGCAGACTGTTTTGAAGCAGCCCGCCGCGATCTCGCCGGAGCGCCTTCGTCCAGTCATCAAACTCCGCCGCAGCAGCCTCCTGTTTTTCTCGCAGAAGCGTGGCGCTGACTAGCTCGTCCTTTACCGCAAAGTCCATCATAGCGGTAAAGGACTTTTTATCGTCGTCGCCGAATTTGTGGATACGCACGAGGTCAAAAGCATTAAGCAGCTTTCCGCAGGCGGGGTCTGTCGCGTGATGGCTGTAGGCAAATTTATCATCATAAACCACAACGCCGGCGCTGCTGTCCGCTGGGATATAATCGTATCGGCCTTCCATTGCCGAGGGGGCGTATATGTCTGGGAGGAACTTACCGATTGCGCTTTCAATAGTATAGGAGCGGCAGAACGCGCCTACTGCGCCGGACTTCGTAAGCGGGTCCTCCTGCGTCCCTTTGGCTGGCGCATTTACTTTGCTCTCCCGCGCCGTTGTGGGAAGAAGCGAACAATTACGCCAATTAGGATGCGCCGCAAGCACCGCGTCCGGGTCAAGTAATTCTCCTTCAAAGGTTCTGCATATATATTCGCCGTTTGATGGACAGGTAGGCCAGTACATCAGCTGATTCGGAATAAAGGAACACTCATCAAACATATCGATGCCGATATTTGCCGCCAGATAACGGGATACCGCCGCATATTCGTCCGCGGATACATCTCTCGTGAAAGGCGCGACAATACGGAGTCTTGGTGCTTCCGGCACATGACCGTGAGTCGAATACACGGCGCAGCAGAAGGGGAACTTTTCCTTGAGCGCCGCAATGAACTCCGGCGTAGCGTGGTCAATATCAGGCGTCCATATAGAACGACAGTCTACATTTGCGACCTTACGCAGATTATCGCGCAGGTGTCCGCCGACGAATCCGCCCTTGTCTTTAATCTCATCACGTCGGCCTTTGGGTAGCTTTGGATATTCTTCGGCCGTTTCAGTAGTACGTATGGGCGTTCTTAGCCGATCACATATTTCTTGAAAAGACATGGTCTTGTTTGACCATATTTTTGCCTGACGGGAGTTGCCAAGCGCAATTTTTAAATCTCGCATGATGCAGTTTCCTCGCAATCTTCGTTAAAGTAGCGCAAGCGGTAGTCCTTACGCTTGGCTCTCTTGATTTCAACCTCCATACCGGCTGAGATGGTGCTGCCGAATACCCAGACCTCGGCACATTTGCCCATCAGCGCATTTCCGAAGAAGAGACCCAGCTGGCGCTCGGCGGGATCTGCGTCGTTGAGAAACTGTGGATATAACAAGTGCGGCGTAACGGGAATGCATCCGCTGTCAACCGCAAAGCGACTGTATCGCCTCGCTGACTCGGTATTCCGTTTGATGTCCCCGGCATAGGGAGAGCAGATATACACCATAGGTCTGAAGGCTTTTTCGGCCTTAGCCTCTTTTTCTACAGCCGTTAGGGCTTCGTAAGCTGTAGGGTCGTAATAACCTTCTGAATTGAATTTATTGATGCTCAAAATTCACCCTCCTTTTTTGAAGGCGTTGTTGCCCTCTGACAGTCACAGGACAGATACAGCCACTGTGAGTACCAAAGCATCAATCTTTTTTATAAAATTCTGTTTCATAACCGTCAGCCCGCAGTAATAGTCCGTTTGCCCAGGAAGGTGTGCGGCTCATTTGTTTGCATACAGCTTCAGCGGACATCCGGAGGTCAGCTTCGATAACAATCTCATCGTGGATGTGCATTACAATGGAGCAGTACCGGAGCGTCTGCATGGCATAGCAGAGAATATCCCGGCTTGTAGCCTGCACGATGTTCTCAACGAATTTGGGTCCGTAGCTTTCGATCCGTTCCCACTTTTTCGTTCCTCCGACACCTTCGTATGTAATACAGTCCGAACCGAATTGGTTTACTCCGATACGCGGTTTCACATAGGCAAGCCGTCTGCCGGATGGCAGCATGATAAACAACATCCCGCTTTGGCAGGAGAAACGGATGTCTTTTGTCTCCGTTACGGTGCGTTCCCTGACCGCCTTCATCGCGGCGCGGTCAACGTCCCACCAGAGCCGGACGATACTTGGATTCGCTGAACGCCATGCGGAAACGAGCGGCTGCAGTTCGCCCTCCTCAAGCCCCATCTCCAAAGCGCCCATAGCTTTAAGAGCGCCGACCGAGCCGCCATAGCCGAGGGCTAATTCGGCGATTTTACCTTTCTGCCGCAGGGGAGAGCCTTTCGTTATATTCTCAATTGGAACTTTGAACATCTGACTAGCGGACGCCTCGTAGATTTTGCCGTGTGTGGCGAAAACCTCGTTACGCCAGTGTTCACCTGCAAGCCAAGCGATGACACGTGCCTCAATCGCAGAAAAATCCGCCACGATGAATTTGCATCCGGGTTTGGGAATAAAGGCGGTACGGACGAGTTCTGAGAGAACTTCAGGTACAGAACCGTAAAGCAGTTCCAACGCTTTGAAATTCCCGCAGCGGACAAGGCCTCGGGCCTGTTCTAAATCCGGCAGGTGGTTCTGGGGCAGGTTCTGCAATTGAATTAATCTGCCTGCCCATCGGCCAGTGCGGTTGGCGCCATAAAACTGGAACATCCCGCGGGCGCGTCCGTCGGCGCAGACGGCGTTTTCCATCGCAGTGTATTTCTTAACCGAAGACTTTGCTAATGACTGCCTGAGTTCAAGCACATCACCAAGCGGTTTAGGAGCCGTCTTCAGCAGTTCCACGACCGCTTTTTTGCCGAGCGTATCGGTTTCGAGCCCTTGTTCTGAAAGCCACTGCTTCATCTGCATTACGGAGTTGGGGTTGTCGAGTTCGGTCAGTTCCTTCATCATGCGGGTCAGCTCGGAACGGGAGTGGTTATCCATATCAATGGCTTGACGCACGAAAGGCATATCCAGGGATACGCCGCGGTCGTTAATCTCCTGGTCGAGGTGATATTCTGCCCAGATGCCTTCCGGTACGGGAAACCCCGCCAGCTTTACCTGTATGGCCATTTCGGTTTCAACATCACGGCGGTTATATGATTTGAAAGCAGCCCACTTGTCAGGAACGTTGATCGGCAGGTTTCGAGTGCGGCCGCCATTGACGGTTGAGGGATTACATGGTTTGCAGAAGTAGCGGATGAGCTCTTTTCCCTCCATCAATTTTTGCTTTTCCAGACCGAGGACAGCGCCGCATCCTTCCAGTGAGAGCGGAAGACCCATATATGCCGACCAGACCATTGTGCAGCGCCATGACTGCGGGTCAAGATATTGACCTGTGGGAAACCCTAGCCATCTTGACAAGCAAACGCGTTCAAACTGTGCGTTGAACGCCCATTTTGTGACGTTTTCATCCGATAAGGCAGCGATAATATGAGGCGGCAGGGTTTCTCCGCAAGCAATATCAACTACTTGAACCTCACCGCCGTCAACGGAGTAGCCGAACAGAAGAATTTCAAAGTCAGGCGACTCGCAATAACGATAGACCCCGCTTTTGGCGAGGTCTATGCTGCTATACGTTTCGATGTCTATATTGACTGTCATCATGCGAGGAAGTCCTCGTTAAGGTCAGTTGCGAAATCGTCCTCAGCCCTGGACTTGCCGCCGAGCGGTTCGCCGTCACGTATCTTTTGCAAATTGTTTAGTCCACAGGCGATGCCTCTGTTTCCATTGCTGTTAAAAGCATAAAAGTTGATGCTGGCTCTGCCGTAAACGCCACTGTATACTTCGGAACGCGTGACGATGGGTTGGCAGTCGGCATCCACGATACCTGGCGCTGTAGCGGAGTTGGCGTTAATGAAGTAAGCATTGGCATAGGCGGCATCATCCGGGCGTTCGGTATCGCCATCGCGCAGGGGCGTTTTGATGGCGGAGAGGGGAGGTATAGACTTTCCGTTGCCTTTCAGCTTCGATTCACCCTCATGATAAGCAGCTTCAATCGCTGCCTTGATTCTTGCCAGGGTACGGGTGTCTGACTTAGGGATAATAAGGGATACCGAGAATTTCGGAGCGCCGCCGTTAATCGATTTTGCTTCCCAGATGTTTGCGTAAGACCAACGGGTATCCGGGCCGGTAATGACTTTCATGGGGTTGTTATTGGCATTGGTTTCAGTTCTGGACATGAGACTATCCTCCTAATTTTCATTAAAATCTTGTTGTGCGTTATGGATTGCCGAGCGTTTATCGTTCTCCGGTACGAGCGTTGGCTTGCCTTGCGGTTTTTCAATGTAGTTTCCAAGGATTTCTTCAAAACGTTTTTTACCGAGCAGAGATGTCATGGCGGTGACTCCGAGAACCTTATGTTCATACGGGTCAAACCCGGCACCAATGACAGTTTCGGCGACCGCTGTTTCATCCTTATACCTGCGGTTGGAGCGGCCTTCGACCAGCTTCCAGCCGTGCCACTGCTTCCCGCCGATGGCAGCCTGCAGGGCGTAGTCTTTAATGTCCGAAGCCCACGAGACCAGGTCGTCGATTTTACCGAGGATATCCTCGATCTCGTCGTCCGAAAGTAGGGGGGGAAGTTTAAAGTCGTATCGGGCGAGTCCCATGTTATGGTAAGCCATGGCGCGGCAGTTATGTTTCGCTTTGCAGAACTGGCACCATTCGCCGCAATTAAATTCTCCGTCTCCGGCGTAAGCAAGCTCGGCGGTTGGCTTTAGTACCTCCTCGGCCCATTTGTAAAGGGACTCCTTAAAAACCGTATGGGTGGATATGTTGTCGCGCCGGGGCTGATAGACAGTCATAGAAGCCGTATCGATATCGTAAATGCCGTCGAAAATCTCCAGGGCGCCCAGCGCATATAGTTTCATTTGCGGGTTGTCCTCGGCTTCCACCAGAACGCCCTGACCGTGTTTGTAATCCACTATTTGGAGAGTCCCGTCCGCAATGACTACGCAGTCGCCGGTGCCGAAGCCGCTTTCAACATATTTGGAGAAGTCGAGCCGCTGTTCGATAAGGACAACCGGGTCGGCGCAGTTTTGTTTAGCTGTTTCCGCCAATTCGATGATGTAAGCGGCGTACCCATTGGCGCATTCCTCCATTTCCTCGTTATAGTAGGTCAGGTCGGAGGTAGGGTCTTTCGCCGGAATACCGAGTGCGATTTTCAGCTTATATTCACAGAGCGAATGCGCGTCCGTGCCTTCGGCGGCATAGCCGCTGCCTTTGTCCTCGAAGCTTTCACAGAGCCTTGCGGATGGCGGGCAGTTCAACCACCTGTGGGAAGAGGAAGCTGAAAGGAGAGCGTGTTTACTCATTTCCCAGCACCTCGGCTTCCGCAAGCAGTGCCGGGTATTCCACCGGGTTAATTTCCGAAAGTTTTCCGGCGCCGTGCTTTTCGAGCAGTTCCCGAACCTTGGCGGTATAACCGGCACGCGATTTCTCCGCGAGTACGGCCCTGACCGTCTCAAGAGCGATGGGCTTTTCCTCCGGCGCAGGGGCTTCAACCTTCGGCTGATCCGGGGTTTCGTCATTACTGATACCGCTTAACAAGCCGGCAAGAGATTCTGAAATACTGATCAGCGCTTCACCGCAGCGCTTCAGTTCCGTTACCGCAAGAGACAGTTCACTTGTCATGCTCATCCGATTTTTCTCCTTCCGGCTCTTCTTTTTTTTGCCGCGAAAGCGTGGCCAGCTTACGGGCGAGGCGTTTTGACACCACGCTGATTGCCGTCAGTACATCCGCCAATTCCTCGTCTATCTCGCGGTCGCGGATTTCGGTGTCGGTTTGTTTAGCCTGGGTTTGCATTTTTGAACCTCCTGTTCCGAGGGCTGTTTTTTCCCCTCACTATTCAAAGGACATTCGGTTGCATTTTGAGTACGGCTCAGACATAATCTTTGAGTCGTTCCCATAAGTGAGCAAACAGCTTGACCTTACGCTTGTTGACCGCTTTCTGGGACAGGCCGACTTCGGCTGCGATCTCCCGCTCGGACTTCCCAATACTGAAAAGCAGCATGATGCGGCGGTTGTCCGGGTCCAGTTCATCAAGAGCGGCGTACAATTCTTCGAACAGCAATTTGTCCGCGGCAAGTTCAGCGATATCAACGGCGTCAGTCAGTTCAAAGCCGCTTTCTTCAATAAGGCCGTTAAGTGAGAGGACACTGCCTGTCCGCTGATTGTCACACTTGTTGCAGTCACCAGTGCAGCGGTTGCCGTTTTTATCACGGCAGCGTTTTTCTCGTTCTTTGCGTTTTTGCTCCGTCCAGAGCGGGCGTTTATAGGCACGGTATACCTCTTCAGTGACAAGTACTTGCTGTCCGTCGATTTCAATAAAGCGTTGTTGATTTTCCATGTTTGGCTCCTTTCGTGTTGGGAGCCGAACATGACAAAACCGGGCGATTACTGAGATAAAAAAAGCTGGATGTTACTTTAAATCAGTAATCATCCAGCCGTGGTAGCTCAGAAATCGTCCGGCTCCGGTGCTTGGTATGGTTAAATATTTAATTTTTTTCGGTTTCTGCTCTCGCCGTGGTAGCTATAGCGGCGCTATGCTCCGGTGCTCAGTAACAGAAAGAGACTCTGAATGGGTTTTAGGCGCTCATTCCGAGCGAAATGTCTACAACTTTTCCGCAATGGTCGCATTTGATTTGTACTATCCCCAGGCTGTCCTTGGTGGCATCAAAAATGCGCTTATTGCACATCGGACAAGAAAGGTGCCTGTATAGGCCGCAGAAATCATCCTTTTCGCCTCCGAATATAATCTCAGTTTGTTTCAAGCAATTGGCTTTATGCGGACAGGTTTTTTTATTGCCGCATTTAATCTTAATGCTTAGTTTTGAGCCATTGACAGCGTCGAAAAGGCGGTGTCCGTGGCTGCATTTTATAGGCAGTTTCCTCATTTCCATATGACTCCTCTTTTACTGATACATAATCCCCGGCATAACAACCTCATGTACGCCTCTTCCCGGCATTTTGATATCGCCCATAAGCGATACCGAATAGATGGCTCTGTTTCCAAACCGTATTCTGATTTTATCAATGGTATCTTCCAACCGGTCACGCCTTTCCCGCTTGACTGCATCGTCAAACAGCCCCAACTGCTGCGGCGTATTCCTAGGTACAAGACTGATCGCGCGAACGGTAACCGCCCGGACGTTTGAAATCCACCGATAATTACTTTCAAACAGGCTACGGGCTTGCAAAGCTATCGCCATCGGGCTTTGTGTGGGGAAGGGAAGCTGAGCCTGATACTGTTTGTACATTAGCTCATTATCCTTGACCGTGATCTGCACGCCCTTTGCTGAAAGTTCGTGTATACGCAGCCTATGCCCGATATCCTGTGAAAGCTCCAGCATGACCTTCCAGACCTCTTCGTTGTTTTCAAGGTCGGCAACGCATGTGATACCATGGCCTACAGATTTCACGGGCGATACATAATCCGTTTGCATGACGCGAGACTGATCTGTGCCGTTTGCGAACTTCCACAGCATGATACCATTGATGCCCAAGAGCATTTTCAGAAATTCCGGCTGAGCTTTCGCTATATCCCCGATAGTATTGATCCCGTACTTCTCCAGCTTTTTCGTCGTCGCCCTCCCGACAAATAAAAGGTTGGATGCTGGTAAAGGCCACACTTTTGTCTGAAAGTCCGCCTCTTCTATAACAGTGATCGCATCCGGCTTTTTCATATCGCTGCCCAATTTGGCGAAGATTTTGTTGAAGCTGATGCCGATGCTCACGGTAAGTCCAAGTTCCTCGCGCACGCTTTTCCTGATTTCTTCCGCGATCTCTATGCCGCTGCCGAAGATTTTCCGGCTGCCCGTTACGTCGATCCAACACTCGTCCATGCCAAATGGCTCCACTTGGTCGGTATACCGAAGATAGATTTCTCTTGTCAGCCTGGAATACTTCAGATATTGTTCGTATTGGGGCGGCAGGGCGATAAGGCCGGGGCATTTCTGCTTTGCTTCCCATGTGACCATGCCGGTTTTGACTCCCGCTTTCTTCGCAAGGTCTGATTTTGCGAGCACAATCCCGTGCCTGTCTTCGGTACTGCCGCACACCGCTACGGCCTTACCTTTCAAAGACGGGTCAAGCATCATTTCAACAGACGCGTAAAAGCTATTCAGATCACTGTGCAGAATACTTCGTTCCATTTCATTACCTGCTTGTTGACAATACATTTGGTATCGTGTATTATTTGAATGTGAACCAATGTATCCATTGAGTGATTCCGATTATAGCGAACAAAAGTTCTCGTGTCAATAACCAATGCTAACCAATAGTGCAATTGCCAAAGGAGGTCGCCAATGCAGTTCGGAGATAAGATAAAAGCAGCGCGGCAAGCAGCTGAAATGACCCAGGAGGCGCTTGCGGATAAGATAAGCGTCAGCAGACGTACTATTGCGCTGTATGAAACGAACAAGCGTAAGCCCAAGAACGCCGGAACGATCATTGCCCTTGCTAAGGCTCTGAATGTGAGTACCGACTATTTCATGACGGACGACGAACTGAAGCAGATACAGGAGCAGGAAGCGTTTCTGGAACAGGCCGGTGAGCAGTATGGCAATCGCGGTAAGGCTCAGGCGAGGCTGATACTCGATCAGACGTCCGCTTTGTTTGCGGGCGGCGACCTTAGCGAAGATGACAAGGAAGCTTTTTTTAAGACGATGACCGAGATATATTTTGACGCCAAGGCTAAAGCGAAAAAGTACACTCCTAATAAATACCGCGAAGATAATAAATAACTGGCCCGCTTTTTGGACAGCTAGCATGATATTATTTTAATGGCGTTATTTTGTGCTTAAGGGGGTGGACCATTTGCACAATAGTATCATAGAAGAAATACAAAAACTTACACGTAGGTTCTGTACATTAAACCCCTTAGATCTCATCAAGGACTTAAAGATTAATCTTTGGTTTCGTTGCGGGCTTGGCAATCTAAAAGGCTACTATTACATGACCCATCATCAGCGTTATATTGTAATTAACGCCGATCTTAACGGCCGCGACCAGCTGATGGTGGCTGCCCATGAACTCGGCCATGACCGGTTACATCAGCATCTTGCAAAAGTATCCCCTTTAAAAGATTTCATGCTTTACGATATGACTTCCAGGACAGAGCAGCAGGCTAATGTATTTGCCTCAGAACTTTTGATCACAGATAAGGAAGTCGAGGAATGTATCGCAGAAAACATGGATTACTTTGGTTTATGCAGTACCGTAGGTTTCAACCCGCAGCTTGTTACATTCAAGCTTTACGGGATGATGCAACGGGGGTATAAGATTAATCTGCCGGAAACGCCGAATAGTGGGTTTTTAAAGCGATAAAAGTATATACAATATTTCGTTTACAATGCGTTTTGCAAATGATAAAATATACTAAATATGGGGTTATATCTATCAGCTTGTTATTAACATGATTCAGTCTGTTTATATATCAGTTTAATGAGCTCATCATTGTTAGCTGAAATTATTATTTCATAACTTATTGGAGGTATACTGTATGGCTGCGAACAAAAACTTTTCCCCATACTCCGTAGTATCATACTTCTGCGGTTGTGGAGGTCTGGATTTGGGCTTCCGCGGTGATTTTCAGTATCACGGTGAACATTATAAGAAACTACCCTTTGATATTATAGAAGCTTTTGATAATAGCGCTCCATGCATCGATACTTACAACCGATATTTTGGAGAGCATGCTAAGTGTATTGATTTGTCAACTAAAGATGCCTCGGAAATCAAGCCCGCCACTGTTTTGATCGGCGGATTCCCATGTCAGGAATTTTCCTCATGTGGGCCTTTGGGTGGACTTGATTCTGAGAGAGGGAGACTCTATAAAACATTAGTAAATTATATGAAAGCGCATAAGCCTAAAGTAGCCATTGGCGAAAATGTTATTAACCTTGAGCGAATGGAAAAAGGCGAAGTATTGAAGATTATCGTTAATGATTTTGAAGATGCTGGCTATAAGGTTGAGGTGTGGAAACTTTTTGCACCGGATTATGGAATACCGCAAAGAAGAACAAGGCTGTTTTTTATTTGTGTGCGGAATGATTTAGATGGGTTCCCAGTTAAGCCAAAAGCCGAATTCGTTCACGCCCACAGAAGCATAGAGTGGGCGATCGGCGATTTGGTAGACGTAACGGATGAAAGTGTACCAAATCAAAGTCAATATTTCGGTGCATCTCGAGCAAAAAAGGGTAACGGACAAGGTGATGAAAACAATCACAAAGATAAGCCCGCATATACAATTAGGGCAAACCCGAAATCCAGAGTACAGTTTCACTATACCCTCAATCGTAGGTTGACAGTAAGAGAATGCGCCCGCATTCAAACTTTTCCTGACGATTTTGTGTTCACTCATGCTCCAACATCTAGCATATCTCAGATTGGTAACGCAGTTCCGCCAATTCTTGCTTATCGTGTGGCATCCTCCATAGCGGAATATTTGAATACTATGGAAGAAGAGGTACAATAAAATGGATGATTATATTACCCCTGTTGATATAACTCCGAAACCTAGAATTCTAAGAACGCTAGGAGATATACCATTTCAACCTTGGCAGTGCCTCGCGGAATTGATCGATAACTCCATTGACGCTTTTCTTGCGAATGAAGCAGATGTAGCTGAAGGAAAAGAACAAAAAATAGTAGTTAACTGGTCAAACGATTCGGTCGGTGCAGCAGATCGCACGATTGAGGTGTCCGACAACGCCCGCGGAATGAGCCTTGAACAACTACAAAACGCTGTAACTGCCGGGTATACTAGCAATGACCCCATCAACAACCTTGGGCTTTTTGGTATGGGCTTTAACATCGCCACCGCGCGCCTTGGGGAGGTTACAACGGTACGCTCGACACGGGCTGGTGATACTGATTGGGTCGAGCTGACAATCGACTTTTCTGAGCTAATCAAGGCAAAACGTTTTCTCGCGCCTGTGAGGACTCGCCCTAAAGAAAACCCCGATGAGTCAGGCACAAAAATCATAGTTTCCCGGCTAAAGGCAGGTATCGCCGATACCATGAGCGCGAAAGAGGCTGATATTAGAAAGCAGCTCGAGTCTATATATACCCCGCTTTTGACCACTAAGGACATTGTTATTCTAGTTAAAGGGCGACAATTATCGCCACGCAACCACTGCGTCTGGTCGGATGCCCGCTATGTGGTTCATAGGCAGACGAATGTACCCGCAAGAATAATGATTGATCGCGAACTAGGACATCCCCTGTTCGACACCGAGCGGAATCGCTACCTAACCGACGATGAGGCGGAGCCGTACTACGCCGCGCAATCGAGAGGAGAGGCGCTACCGGAAAACATTGTCGAGCGGAGCAAGCGTCTTACGGGGTGGCTCGGTATTCAGCGTTACGCCGACCCAAACGATTATGGAATTGATTTCATACGTAATGGTCGTAAAATTTTAATCTCGGACAAGTCCCTCTTCTGGTACGAAAGCCCCATAACCGGCCAGAAAGATATTCAGTACCCGCTTGATCTTGGTACCACCGTCGGCGGTCGAATCGTCGGCGAACTGCACGTCGATTATCTTCTCCCAACATATCAGAAAAACGACTTCGACAGGACAGATACGTCATGGTATCAGACGGTTGAGGCGATTTGTGGGGTCGGTCCCTTCCGTGCGCAGGCACGGAAAGCGCTAGGTTTACCCGAAGCCCCAACCTCTCCTCTGGGTATTTTAGCAACCGCCTATTCTCGTACCGATCCAGGCACGAAGTGCCTATTTGCCCCAAACGATATTGCCAAACAATTCGCCGCGCAATTCAAGAGCGGCAAGCGTGAGTACATCGACGATAGTCTGTGGTGGAAAGCCGCCCAAGAAGAAGATCAGAAGAGGAGCACCGGCGGGTCAAGATTAACAACCACTGTCAACCCAGGCGAGGCGCCTTCCGATGACCTAGGCTCTTATCTTGGGGGGGCCACGACGGGGAGCGGAGCCACCGAGACGATACCACCTTCAGCTACAACCACGTCGCCTTCGTTAAAAG